CCCCATACCAGGATCACGTTTACCTGTTCCTAGTAACGATTGAATAAACTCTTCACGAGCACCTTTGGGAGCACCACGCCAATCAAGAATGTGGGTTACATAGTCTTCAAGCAAACCTTTAACAACACCTTGCTCAACAGCACGATCACCAATGTCTTTAACAAGAGCCTCGTATTGTTTAGCAACAGCAAGTTCTGTAGGACTTAAACCTGATAGATCACCTTTATCGACAGCTACAGCAATGGCTTCTCTACGAGCAGGATCAGGCACAACTTCTTGCATTTGACCCATCTCATTGTGGATGATGCGATCATTGGCTAGTTTGGTTTTGATGTTGATGCCAACAAGTTTTTCAGTTTCTTTAATAGGTTCGAGCCAAGTCTTTTTGTACTCTCGATAACCTTCATAGAACCTAGTTGCTTCAGTAGGTCCATGCTTTTCGTAAATATCTGTGGCAATTTCATAGAATTCCTTTTCGTCTTTAACGTCACGAGGATTAGTTTTAGTTCTGTCAACAGGAGCAGTCTTGTCTTTTTCCAACATGCTCTTAACAGAAGCACCTGGCGTTTTACTAGGCTCATCTGGTGAGCTAGGTGGTTTAGACGGACTAGTTGTAGGAGCAAAGTCAGGACGAGGAGTAAAATCTTTAGATTGTTTAACTAAAGAAATACCTTGATCCATTACCTCATCAAAAGCTGTACGAACACCTTCTGGCACTCCCAAACCTTTACGGACTGTTTCTTTAAAAGCAGCCCACATGTTACTAGCAACACCTTTAGGTTGCTGACCAACCTGAATACCAGCTAATAGTTTTTGGAATTTTTTACTAGTAAATGCTTCAGCAGCAAACTCATGTACGTTAGTAAAGCCGTAGCTTTGATCACCATTAGAAGCTTTATACTTATCAAATAACTCCTGCATCTTAATAGCAGCAGTTGTGGTTTGGTCAGTTAACAGTCGTTGTGTACCAGCGTGAATAGTTTCATGCAGCAACACTTGTAAGTTTCCGTCTTTACCCATCTGCACAATGTGTTTATCCCCACCACCTGTGTATAGACCAGCCCCATCTTGTTTCCAATTACCATCTTTGTCTTGATATGCAATATAGTCTTGATAAAACTCAAGGTCTGTACTACGAATAAAACTAGACTCATTAAGAGCTTTTATCAAAATTCGTTGACTAATACTGCCCAACTCTTTAGTAGCAAGAATGCGATCTAATGCTTCACCAATAGTTTTAACACCATACAAATGATCTTGTAGCTCTTCCCAAGTTGGTTTTCTGGGGTCTTTAAATTTAACAGGTGGAATGTCTTTAAACAGTTGAGCATGTTCTGCTTCTAATTGTTTAATCTGTTCGTTGATACGAGTAACACGTAACTCGTTACCTATAGATGCAGCTTTTTCTGACTCAAACTCTAGTTCAAGACGTTTGTATTCATTGTCTTCAAGAGCTTTTTTAACATCAGTTCTTCCGTTATCTGCAGCATCAAGCAAACTTTGTTGTTTACGCATTTCAGTAAGAACACCAGCTAGGTTTTCTTCCATCCTAGCTTGATATTCTGCGTCATTATTAGATTTAGCCCATTCAACTTCAGCAAGTATTTCTGCTTTTACTTGCTCAAGAGAAGCAAGTTTTTGTCTGTAAAAGTCTTTGTTTTCAGTAGGCTTCTCTGTGATAACTTCTTTAGGAGGAGCATTAACATCCTGTTGAACAGGAAGCTTAAAACGTTCATCACCTGCTTTACGCAAGTCTTCACTACGCAAACCTACTTCAGGAGCATCTGGCATGTAGTCTTTAGGAAGTTGTTCGGTGTTTTTAGCACGATCAATAGCTTCTTGACGAGTTAAGAAATTACCACGTTCATCTACAAAACCTTGGTCATGTGTGTCAGCAGTGTCTAGCTTACGTTGTTCATCATGCTTTGGACCCATGCGTTCAATAGCACCAGTCTCTTTGTTCCTAATAGCAGTTTCAGTTAACGGAGCTTTAGCATCACGCTCTGCTTTGATAGCTTCAAGCTTTTGAATGTATACAGCTCTTTCCTCTGGAGTAGCACCTTCAGGTGGCTTAGGAGGCAATGGATCAGTAGTTGTTTTAATTGTTGTATCCGCACTACCTGGAAGAATAGTAGAAATCTTTGCACCAATCTTCTCACCAACTTTAGTACCTAAAGCAAAAGGAATCCTACCTGCTACGTTAAAGCCAGGCATAGCCATACCTGCAGCAGTAGACGCACCTACTTTCCAAGGAGTAATTTCTCCTTCAGTAGCTAATTCAGTACCTGCTTCAATGCCACCTTGTATGCCACCAGAGATTAAACGTTGACCTACATCTGTAGAAGCAAGTTTTGTAAATTTACCTGCAGTAGGTGATAGAGCAGTAACAGCAGTCTTAGGAGACATACCTGCCATACCTACACCCAACTCAGTTACAAACGTAGCTCCAGGATATCGTTTCTTTTCTTCTTGTCGTTTAGCAAAGTCTTCAGGAGCAAATGCTTCGTGCATCATGTCTTGAATTTTTTTAGCAGCACCTGATGCAACTAACGCTCCACCAAAACCACCAGCAAGTTGGATAGCACCTGCAACAACAGGAGCAAAAGGACCAGTAAGAGGAGCAACAGCAGCAGCTACAGGCATAGAAGCAGCCATACCACCACCAAAGCCAGCTAAACCAGCACCAGTGGGAATAACGGACTCAGTTGCAGTGCGACCAATGTTTGTAGCAATCCTACTAGTTGGGTCTTGATCTAAACCAGCTTTAGGGTATACACCAAAAGCAGCACCACCTTTACCTTCGATAAGACGGGTAGTTGAAGGTTTAGCTTGTGGTTCTTTAGGTACTAAATCATCAAAAGAAATATCAACTCCCGTAGAAGGAACTGACTTATTTACTTGTTTACTTGGAACCAAATCATCAAAAGAGATGTCGTTAGCCATACATTACTCCTTGAATGAAACACCAGCTTCTTTTAGTCTAGCTCTAACTTTTTCAGGATCAGCACCATTCTTAATAGCTTCGTTAGCTTTAGTAATGGCGGCATTGTTTTGTTCTTGAGTTAATTTAGCAGGAGGTTTGTTATTAGGAACACTAGGTTTAGCAGGAGCTACTGCTGGAGCAGCAGGTTTACTAGCTTCTGGCTTCTCTTCCTTTGGTGTTTTAGGATCAGGACCATACAACTCTAGTTCTCTAGTCATGTTTTCAATAATAGCAGCCTTACCTGGAAAGTTAGGAGCAGTTCTAGTCACATCAAGTTGTTTTTTAATTTGATTACGTTGAAAGTTATCACGAGCTTCAACAGCTTTTTTATAGGCTAATGCAGTTTGTTCACTAGGTTGAGAACTATTAAACAAGATTCCTATTTTACTTTTTTCTTGTGCAAGATCAGCCGCATCAACAGCTTCAGTTAATTTATCTAAAGTCTTTTTACCAGACCTATCAATACCTTCAACAGCTTTGTTGTACAGGTTCCAATCACGCATCTCACGATCAGTACCACCACCAGCTAGTTTAACGTTAAGCCTACCATCTTCACGAATACGGGCTATACGTTCACGAGACTCATTAATAAGAATTTGTTTTTCAGCTTCAATTTGTTTAAGTTGGGTAGCCAGCTGACCTTTAGCGTTTAGCATAAGATTCTTAGTAGCTTCTTTTTTTTCAGCACCAGTCATCCTATTCCAGTTAGCTTCACCAACTTGACCAATAAGAGCTTTTTTACTTTCTGCAGGTAGCTGATCTACAAACTCATTTACTTTATCATCAGGAACAGCAGCAATAACGCCATAAGCATTACCAATTTGTTGAGCTGTTTGGTCTAATGTTTTTTGTTTATTAGCCAACTCTCTAGTGTCGTACAACTCAGCAGCAGTTAAAGTCTTAACACCATTTTCTACATCAGCATTTTGAAATTGAATAGCAGCAGATAGACGTAGTTTTTCAGCATCAGTCGCAGCTTTAAACTCTGGTGTTTCAGCTAATGTTCTTAGTTTTGCTTTAGAAGATTCACTGGCTTTAAAGTTAGTATCAGTAACAAGATTAGCAAGTTTAGTTTTTTCATTACTAAGTTGATCTTGTTCTAATTTAAGCTTAGTTTCTTCAGGAGCGTACATCGTTTTAATACGATCCTGTTGCAACTTAAGTTGGTTTTGTTCTGCAGCCGCAGCTATATTGGCCTCATCATATTGAGCACCATATGCATTTTGTTGTAGGGTACGAGCAGCATTACTGCCAGCAACCATGTCTGTCATTAAGAATGCCATGATTTAATCCTTACCCGTAAATGTCTGCTTGAGTATTTGCATAGCCTTCTAAACCACTTCCGTATCTAGACACGTTGCCTTGTAAAGGATCGCCACTATAAGTAGTACTACCACTACCAGCAAATTGACCAGCTATTTGACCTGCAGCACCCATGCCTTGCATAAAGCCTTGTTGATTCAGTCCCATTTGATTTAAACCCATACCTGCAGCTTGAGCAGGATTATTAACAGCACCAGAACCTTGAGCAAGACGATTGAGGTAATCAGTCATAAAGCCATAGTAGCCTTTCTGACCAGTCTGTTGTAAAGCTTGCATCTCATTACCAGAGTACAACATACCTGACTTAGCAGCAGTACGTTGTGTTGCTTCCATAGCAGGGTCTATAACTCCAGTTTGATACTGAGAGAACCCTGGCATAGATTCAATATTAGTGCTTGCTCCTGGTTGTAATGCACCAGAATACATAGCACCTAAGTTAGCTCTGTAATCCATAAAAGGATCAGCCATACGTTGTGCTTCAGCACCACTAGGTGCTCCGTCAAAACCAAGCATCTTACTAACACCACCTTGAGTAAGGGAGTTAATACCACCAGCTATTGAGATGGCTTGTACAGCAGTTAAACCAAAAGTCATTTTATTTCTCCGTAATCAAGTCTTTGGTTGAGTCAATTAGACCCAGTTCTTTATAAGATGGAGCTATTACTTCTTCTTCCATCTTAGCTAGGTTTTCTTCACCTAAATGTTTAGTGAGATGCACTGTTACCCAGATGGTATCTTCCTCTGCAATAACAGCACGTTTAAGACCTACCTCAGAAACAAAGATACATGGAGCCTCAAAATATTTTGGTCCAAACTCTGTTGACACAGACACTCTACCTTGCATGATAAAGTTTAAGTGTTGATGTCTATGGATTTTACCTATTATTAGAGTTCCTTTGGGAATAAACATTTGTCGGGCATAAGTACCACAACCATAGTTATTATCAATAGGAGCGTAGTAATGAGTTAGCTTGCAATCAGGTAAGGTATCTTTAGCTACACCTTCAGCAATCATTTTTAACAGTCCCTCTTGAACATTAATAATGTTCTCTCTAAACTGTACTTTATTGGCATCGTTACTAGTAACTATTTCAGTCATCTACGATACCTTCCACCACCAACTTCTTGTTCTTGATCCATCTCACCAATTCTGAAGTCAACTTCAGCACTGTCAAGACGAAGAGGAACATTACTGGTACACAAGAACTCCCAAGCTCTACGTCTGTCAGCACCACTTAAATACACTTGAGCACGAGGAGCATTAAGGTCTACAGACCTATAGTCAGACCAAGTGTTGTAGTCATTACCAGAGTGACGTATCTGCATAGTTCCAGCTACTTTATCTCCAATAATTTCTAACCTACCAAAGAACTTACGTTTAGTACTTCCGTTGTCTGAGATGTCCGTAACAGTGCGGCAGTAAATGGGTTGACCAGCATCTTGGTATGTATTGACATCCAAGTAATATAAAGTGGCTGTATCGTCATCTAAGACGTATGGGACACCATTTAATTGGGTGTAGTAGGTAGGTCTAAAGTAAGACTCTTGGTACGTACCTGGGTTAGGTTGGTTACTACTTTGCAAAGAGTACTGAGTCCATGTGTACCACATCTTCTCATTAAGGTCGTAGACCAAAGTTTGGCGGGTAGTATGTAGTGTGAGGATATACAGTGTGTGACCATTGACTGTGTAGCAGTATGCAGTTATATCGCCTAAACCATCAGCTTCAATGTGTCGATCTATGTTAGCAGAAGAGATACGTACAGGGGCTGTACCATCCATCATATACACAGACTTACCAAAAGTTTTACTAGTACCTACCCAAAGAACAGTATTATTAGTAGAAACAACAGAGTCACCACTGGCACAACCAATTTCAGAGGTATAGCTTCCAGCTAGTCCCAAAGGTGAACCAACAGGATTAGCTACATCATAGAAAAGTTGAGTACTTACAGCTCCAAAAGCTACAAGATAATTTAAGTGCTTAGTTATAGCTACTAAAGTGTCTGAAGTTTGTTCAAAGCTTAGGAAGTTTAAAGCATTCCAAGTAGTTGGATCACCTAAGTCAGAGTTATAAATCCTGTTGTTACTAGTACCAACAAATACGTAGTTATCTAAAAACACAACTCCAGACACATAAGGTGCAGTAGGCACAAAGTTTAATGTGGCTGTTAGAGCACCACCTGAACCCTCATCTGTAAAAGTAATAGTGCCTGATACGGGGTCTGTTTTAGGAGTATCTAAGGTTATTTGAGTACCAGCAATAGCTGTAACTTTAGAGCCAGTAGCAACACCAGTTCCTATAACTGTCATGCCTACGTATAAACCCGTAGCACTATTTACAGTAAAGTCTACGTAACTACTTGCTATGTCAGTACCAGTTGGTGTTTGATTAGCAGGTAAATTAATTGTGATGGTAGGCACAGCAGATAGTCCTGCACCTTGGTTGGTAATTGTAGCACTGAGGATAATCCCAGTAGTAGGGTCTACATTAGCAGTGGCAGCACAACCACCAGCAGAAAAAGATAGGGTAATCCCTTGGCTGTAGTTGGTTCCACCTTCAGTAACAGTGATAGCATTAATTTTATCTGTAGTTACAGTACTAAATACTCCAGTTTTACTGTACAAATATAAGTTCAACTTGTTGTGGAAGAACATGTAATTGTCTAGAAAAGTGTTTACAAAATAGCTCTGACTAGTAGACACAGAAGTTGAGCCTATAGTTGTAACTACATATCCAGTAGGATTTATTTGATATACAACGTTATTAATAACAGCAATTAACTTGTTGTTAAAAGCATTTAGCCCCTGACTATCTAAGTAAGCAGGAGGTGTAACAGGTGTAATTTGTGTACCAACTACAAGACCTGGACGTTTAATAAACTCTCGTTTAATATCCCTGGTTTCAAAGAAACAGTTAGAAGAATACGAGTCTTTATTAAAAGTCCCATTACGGGACTCAATAGGTTGCGTTAATGGAATACGTTCTACAGCCATGTTTAACGCCCGTAAGAGTTGTTGCTTATAGAACGATAGTCAGGAGAGAAGAATATACTAGAAGCCTCAACATCCCAATCAACTAACTGGGTTTTATAAGCAGCGGCTCGTAGAGCAATTTCTTGTCTAGCGTTCATAGGTACGCCATATTCCATAGACAATTGATCTGCAAGATTCCACACCAAACAGTTCATCCATTCATTTGGAAAGTTTGGAACACCTAAAGCAGTAGTTAAATCATCTAGTGGCAACTGGGCAATAAGGTGTAGTTGTAGGTTAGTTTGTGTGTAAAGGTTAGGTGTTAAGTACACATATAACATACCATTTAACTGGCGTGGATCGTAAAAGATAGTATTAGCAACACCAGTAGATTGCTTAGAACCCAAGATGTTGTACTCTTGTTTAGAGATGACCATCACAGGTACGTCAATTGGTGGTGAGCTTTGAGAGTTACGATAGAACCCCTGAATAACTTTTAACGGCCTATCTGTAATAGCTACAGTAGGATTAAGAGAGTCGTACATCAATACAGATGTAGAGCCACCAAGAATGTACGAAGTTTGGTTGTTAACAAGAGGGATGATAAGTTCAGATATTTTCCAAAGCTTAAGTCCATCTGTGCTCATCTGTTTAATTAACAGATTAAAAGACATAGAAGCATTAGCTATAGTGTCTGCATCAGGAGTAGCACCAATCTCAAGAACACCTAGTTTACGTAAAGCTAGGGTAATAATTTGATCTCGTGTAACTGTGTACGTAGAACTCATGATTATCCACCAGTCAAAAAGTCGTTTAATCCAGGGTATAGTTTACCCGCTACAGCGCAACCTGCAATAGCTGTAGGAGGCACGGCTATAGAACCTTCCATAGTACACACAGGACGATATCCATTATCTGTGTCTGCTCTAGCACAATCTGCTTGCCCATAGTCAGCTAAACCTTGGGAAGTAATGGGAGTACAAACAAATACAAACTCGTCTGAAGCTTCTGGTCTAGCCCAGGGGGGTGCTTGTTTGTCTGCTACACCTCGTACAAAGTCTTGAGGTTGCCTAGGTTCCCAATCGCCAGAACAAACCATAAGTCCGTCCCAACGTTTTTTTAAGCCGTACTCTTTAAATAGACGACCACAAACATCGCAGATAACCTTCCAACCTCCGTTATCCCACCTAGGTTTGTAAGACATAGTACTTAACTCAGGTTACGCAGTTTGTAAATAGTAGACAAGTACAACGCAATAACTTCATCAATGATGTTCTGAATTGCAGTAAGGTCACAACATTTGCGTAATTTTTCAATTTCTAAGACATGCTGTCCTAGGATGTCTTCAATCTTACCTTTACCATTGTGGCTAAGCAAAGGAATGTTTTGCATTACTTCGTCATAACCTTGATAGGCTTCAGCAAGTTTGTCAGCTAAGTCAACAATCTCATCGTAAAAAGTTCCTAAAGCCATGTGTTGAGCAAAGCTTTTAGTGCGAAGATGTTCTAAATGTGCAAGAGTACGATCTAAAAACAATAGGGCAATAATTTGTTCCATATTTTTACCCTATAAATTCAACTATAGCAGTGACAGGAACAGGAGTATTGAACACAACAGATGTAGTTGTGTTTTCAAAATAACTATTGTTAAGTATTTGTCTTACGCCATTAATAAATACATCAAGAGTGTTAGCTCCCATAGTGTAAGTAAAAGGAACTACAAACAAAGTTTGACCTGATGTGGCTACAACTGTACCACGCTGCTTACCCTGATAAACGTAATTGTTTACATCGTTAAGCCAAGCAGAAACAATAGGAGTAGTGTTATCAATAAAATATGTACTTGCCATAATGTGTTCCTAATAACAATTACTTGTCCTGTTTGTTATCTAATTTATCAAAAATCTTACCAAGCATATTCTTTATTTCATTAAGATCATCTCGGTAGTCGTTTTTAGTTACGTAAGACTTAGGTAAATCTTCACGCAACTTAGATAAATCAGCTTTAAGTTCTTTAACAACAGACCACAATTCTCTAGCAAACCAACCTAAAACACTAAAGCCTAGCCCCAAAGCTGTGTTAATAAAGTATTGTGTATCCATGATTTACTTAGTACGAGTTAAACAGCAACGCCTGGATAAACTCTACGCATAATAATTTTATACGTCAAACCATAAGTTGTACTAGTAACGTTCATTTGAACATAACTAGGAATGGTATAGGTTAAACCTGTAGGCGTACCAGCTGTAGTTGTTAGGGCTACGTTACCTAATGTATAAGTTAAACCTGTAGGGGTTCCTGCTGTTGTGGTTATAGGTGATCCACCAGCTATTGCAGACAAGGTAAACGTTGTGCTTCCATTTGTAGCAATGATGTGATACGTTGTTGGATTGCTATAACCTGAAATTGTTCCAGTGCCACCATAAGTTCCTGAGATAGTTACAGTTGCACCAACAGTCAATGTTGCAGCAGTACAGCTAAATTGTCCAGCAGTTCCAGTTATTGCAACTGTAGACAACGTACCTGTATTGTAAGTACTAGACAACGTGAATGTTGTCGTGCCGTTTGTGGTAATGATGTAATAGGTTTTAGGATCAGTGTAGCCTGTGATAGAACCTGTACCACCATAAGTGCCAGAAATTGTTACAGCCATGCCAACAGTTAACAACGTAGATGTGCAACTAAACTGACCCGCAACGCCAGTAATTACCACTGTTGACAGACTGCCACCAACTAGACGCAACCAAGCAGGGGTTGAGCCAGAGTAGCTACGCAATGTACCATTCATAATAGTACCTGCATCAAACCCAGTGCTTAAATCGGCTGCACCTGCATAACATGTATATTCATACAGTGCTTTAGAGTTAGCCGCTGACCCTGTGCTTTCAGATGCTGGGATTGTATATACGGTTGTAAATGAACCACTGGTAAGAAACCCATTATCCGAGTCCATTGTCTCGTTGCCAAAGATGACGCTACCGCCAGCCACAGGCACAGTGAGATTCTCGCCAATCACCAAGTCGCGATTAGACGTAATGTCTGCATTGATTCTTGGCAAATACAAGTTGTAAGGATACTGAAGCGTTACACCACGTTCATCAAACGCTAGAGCACTATAGGTAATGACGTTGGCAGCAGTGCCAGATGTCCATCCATAAGGCAATCTGATAACTGGTGAGCCTTCAATGCTTACAAAGTTTCTGCCATTGGCTTCAAAGTAAGGCGAGATAATCTCAGCTGCACCACCAGCAAGGTGGAACGCACCATTGGTTGTCGTGCTACTGCCGCTGTACTCAATAACGCAGTCAATGTACGTCATGTTGTTTGCATTGGTTTGCGTGATACCACGCAAGCATCCAGAAATGTACGCACGATTGACCACGACTGATGTGCAGGCAACACCTGTGTTTAGTTCAAAACTTAAACCATAGTTACACTCACCAGCCGTATAGTTGTCTAGACCAATATAAACACAACCCTTTATTTCACAACCACTACCACTGAAATTAGTCGCACGGATGTTGTTAAATTGAGCATAAGACGTACCCGTAGAGAGAATGCCGTAGGTTAAAAAGGCGTCAGCTTTTGTGCCGTTAGAATCAAGAATCAAGTTCTCAATGGTAAAAAACTGTTTTGTCTCAGGTGGGGGTGAAACATATTGAATGTTAAAAATAGACGCAGTAGTAGCCGTGTACAACTTTAAAGTTGTAGACATATCAAAGCCGCTAATCTTTTTAACAGCATTATTCTTACTAATTGTCAAACCAGAATTTAATCGGTATGTACCAGAAGGAATAATAATTTCAACTGCACCAGAATCAATAGCTGCTTGGATTGCTGTTCTACTGTCTGCTACACCA